TGATTTTACAAACGTTAGCCCATATCGACTAGGGCGTAGCCTCTTTAATCGCGTATCAGGTCTTCTAGGCGCATACATCGACACCGATTCAATGGTTCAGTAATGTCTACAATTCTCGACACAGTACGCCAGCCTTTAGCAAACGCATTTGCAAACGTTGCAGGCAATGTCTACGCATACGTTCCAGAGGCGCCTATGGTGCCATTCGTAGTAACAGTCCCAGATTCGCCGTATCTTGAGTTAGAGACTATTAACAAATCAACTCTTCATATCAAAATTAATCTCGTAATCTCAGTCGCGGTTGCCTATAACAGCAACCCGGCATCGCTCGATAACCTCGAGCAACTTGTAATAAGCGTTCTGAAGGTTATCCCAGTGGGGTACACAGTCGGAGCGGTTGAAAAACCAACAGTTACTCAGGTCGGGCCTTCTAATTGCTTAGTTGCCGATATCAGAGTTTCTACCTACTACACACAAACTAACTAAGGATAAATAATGGCAACCACAGTAATCACAGGTCGCGATATTTCTCTATCTTTCACAGGTGGAACAGATATCGAGGCTCAGGCACTTTCAGCAGTTCTAACTAAGACCAACGTACGTGAGACATACCAGACTCTCGACGGCGAGGTTTATAAGACTGTAAACGTAGAGGGTACTTTCGCTCTTTCAATGCTCGCGGACTGGGGCAAGACTTCTTCAGTATGTGAGGCTCTATGGGCAGCAGCAGAAGCACCAGATACAACAATCTCAGTAACCTTCACATCTGCTACAGGCGCTCAGTTCGTCTTCCCAATTCTTCCTGAATATCCAACAGCAGGTGGAGCAGGAACAGACGCACAGACTGTAGACTTTACATTCAAGATTGCAAAGGGCGAAGTCACAGAGACTTTCTCCTAAACAGTAGAAACGGGGGCAAACAATGCAGCAGCAAATAACAATTAAATACGTAGATGGAACCGAAACCATTTACCTGGTTCGTCCACCTGATTACGCCAAGTGGGAGATGACAACTAAAAAGGTTATCTCTCAGTTTGGCGGCATGTGGGACATTCTCTACGTTGCACATTCAGCAATGAAGCGCGACGCAGGCGGCAAGCCAACCAAGACGCTAGACGTATGGATGGAATCAGTCGCAGATGTTGAAGTAGGTGAAGGAGACCCAAAAGTCATCCAAGGGGAAGCGTAAGCCGACTCTTAGTTGAACTGGCACTTAGTACACAGATTCCAATGGAACACTGGCAAAGTGCCGAGGATATTCTTACAGCAATTGAAATACTAGAGGAGCGTAATCGTGGCAGATGAATTAATCGCCTTCGATAAGACGGAACTTCGCATGGTATTTAAAGCCCTAAAGAATATGGGTGAAGAGGCTAACGAAGAGGCCAAGCGCCAGTCTGGCGCTTTGGCTGAATTCGCTCGAGATGAAGTTATTCAAAAGGCTAATTCTCTTCAAAGTAGCAAAGTCGCAAGCCGAATCGCTCAAGGCTCAAGGGTCAAGAAGTCAAGCCGCATAGGCGAGATTACTTATGGATTCGCTTCTCAGAAGTTCTCAGGTGGCGCAACCACTAAAGACATCTGGGGCGGTTCAGAATTTGGTTCTAATAAGTATAAGCAGTTTCCTGTATGGTCAGGCCGTCAAGGTCGAGGCTCTAAGGGATGGTTTATCTATCCAACACTGAGAAAGATTCAACCTCAGATAGTGGCTAGATGGACTGAATCATTCGATAAGATTCTGAAGGAGTGGGGCTAATGGCTACAGGTACACGGGCGTTAACGCTTAAACTCCTTGCCGACGTCGATAACTTCACAAAGAACTTAGACAAAGCAGATAAAGACGTCGCCACATTTGGCGACAAGATTGCTAAGTTTGGCAAGATAGCAGGCGCAGCATTTGCAGCCGCCGGAGCAGCAGCAGTAGCCTATGCAGGCAAGTTAGCCATTGATGGCGTTAAGTCAGCCATCGAGGATGAAGCAGCCCAAGCCAAATTAGCCAATACTCTTAGAAACGTTACTAAGGCTACGGACGACCAGGTAGCGGCTACAGAGGATTACATCCTTAAGACTTCCCTTGCTACGGGTGTCGCAGATGATGAACTTCGTCCATCCTTAGACCGTTTAACACGCGCAACTAAAGACTTAGATAAGGCTCAACAGTTACAGACTCTCGCGCTTGATATTGCGGCTGGTAGTGGAAAGTCTTTACAGGCAGTTACAGAAAGCCTCTCAAAGGCCCAGGAAGGCAATTTAGCGGGCCTTAGTCGCCTAGGTGTAGGACTTGATAAGGCTGAATTAAAGACCCTTACATTTGACCAGATAACAGCCAAATTAGCGGGTACTTTCGAAAACCAGGCTTCTAAGCAAGCAGACACATTTCAAGGCAAGTTAGCCCGTCTTACAGTAGCCTTTGATGAAGGCAAGGAAACAGTAGGCGCTTACATCCTAGACGCTATTACTCCGATGGTTGAAGCCTTGGTTAAAAACGTTATCCCAGCAATTCAGGATTTCACTTCTAATCTTGGCGATAAGTTGGCTCCAGTTATGAAGGTTATCCAGCCTATCATCAACGGCTTAAAATCAGCCTTTAATTCAGTAAGCGGCGCCTTAAAAGACAACAACGAAGAACTTCAACCTTTCTATAGTTTTATGAAGGCTATTTATAATTTCGCTAAAGACTATCTAGCACCTGTAATCGGTGAAACTCTTGGCTTAGCCTTTAAGGCTTTAGGTAAAATTATTGCCGGAATTATTGATACTTTCGCAGATTTCATTGACAAAATTAGCAAAATTAAAGGCCTTATAGATGGAATAGCATCTGCAGGTTCTGCAGTTAAAAACTTTGTTACTGGTGCTTCGTTTGGCACCGGGGCTACTTCTCCGGCTGCTCCAATGGCCCCAACTCCAGCGCCAGTAGCGCCTTCAGTGCCACGTTATGTATACGCCAGCACTGGTAACACAAACATTACAGTAAACGGCGCAATAGACTCTGAGTCTACAGCCCGCCAGATTGTGGGACTTCTTAACGACTCTTCAGCCCGAGGAACTCTCGGCGGTTCAGGGCTAGTCTTTGTATGACCGTTTATACTCCTTCGTATAAGGTATTCGTAGATGGCGACGAAGTAACAGATGTAACCATCGCTAACCTTACGGTTACTTCAGGCAGAACAGATATCAACGTCCAGCCATTAGCGGGATATTGCCAGTTACAATTAATGAACCTTGATAATTCAAGTTATAACTTTACGGTAGGAACCGGCCTTGGAGTCGAAGTAACTAACTCGGCTGGAACCTATGTGCCTATTTTTGGCGGTTATATTTCGGACTTTACTATTACCGTTAACAGAGCCGGCAATATTGGCTATACCACTGTAGCAACCATTACTGCTCTTGGGGCATTATCTAAATTGCCTAAGATTATTGATAATGGGATTTTGTCTCAAGATTATGATGGAGACCAGATTTATACCCTTTTGTCGGGTTACCTTCTAGGCCAATGGAACGAAGTGCCTGCTGCTCAAACTTGGGCTACTTATAACCCTACTGAAACTTGGGTTAACGCCGTAAATATTGGTTTGGGAAATATTGACCAGCCAGGCGATTATGAACTTATTGCCCGTTCGTCAAGCCCTACAGACCTTTATTCTCTTTGCACAAGTATTGCTAATTCAGCATTTGGAGTTCTTTACGAAGATGCTAACGGCAATATTGGTTATGCAGACCAAACTCATAGGCAGGATTATTTAGCGGCCAACGGATATACGACTTTGGACGCTAACCATGCCAATGGAGTAGGACTGGCTGCAACTACTCGCGCTGGAGACCTGAGAAATTATTTTAAGATTATTTACGATAACAACGGAAACCAGTCATACACGGCCCAAGACACGACTAGCCAATCACTTTATGGCGTTTATGCCGAATCCTATACTTCTAGGATAAAAAGCACTTCGGACGCTGAAAGCCTCGCAGATAGATATATCGAACTTAGGGCAAACCCTTACCCTAAATTTGAAAGCATCACCTTTACTCTTGGAAATCCTGAAATTGACGATGCTGATAGAGATGCTCTTATCAATATCTTTTTAGGGCAACCGGTCTGGATTCAGAACCTACCGCCTAATATCACAGGCGGGTCATTCCAAGGCTATATTGAAGGATGGACATTTAGGGCAAGCCTCAATAACTTAAGCCTGACTTTTAACGCTTCTCCGATAAACTTCTCCCAAGTTGCGGTAAAATGGGAACAGGTAAACGCGGCAGAGACATGGAACACAATTAACACAAGCCTAACTTGGCTGGATGCGATAGGAGTAGTAGCGTAATGGCAACAACAACCACAAACTTTGGGTGGGATATCCCTCAGTCGACTGACCTCGTAAAGGATGGCGCTACCGCTATTGCTGCACTTGGCCAAGATATCGACACGGCCTTTATTGACCTTAAAGGCGGCACTACAGGCCAGGTCCTTTCTAAGGCTTCAGGAACAGACCTAGACTTTACCTGGATAGCCCAAGACGATACTACTCTGGCTCTTAACGCTCAGACTGGAACTACTTATACTTTGGTCGCAGGAGATGCGATTAATACTTTAGTCCAACTCAATAACGCTTCAGCAATTACTCTTACATGCCCGCCTTCAGTATTTAGCATTGGCGACCAGATTAATGTCTACCAGCGCGGTGCAGGCCAGGTTACCTTTGCTCAGGGTTCAGGCGTGACTATCCGCTCAACAGGTGCAACATCTACAGCGCCTAAGTTGCGCGCTCAATACTCAGCAGCGACAGTTATCTGCATTGGCGTTTCAGAATTCCTTATTGTGGGCGACTTATCGTAATGACTCCAATTCTTGGAATAATGGCTTCTCAGATATCTGGTCACTTAATAGCAGATGCCTTTGAATACTTAGTAGTCGCCGGTGGCGGTGGAGCGGGTGGGTCACAGGCTGGTGGTTATACCGGCGGCGGTGGCGGCGGTGCTGGTGGATATCTTACGGGAAGTCTTTCTGCCACAGGCGTATCTTCATTTACTGTAACTATTGGTGCCGGTGGCGCTGGTGGAAATGGAAACAGGGGTTCGCAAGGAAATAATTCAGTTTTTAGTTCAATTACTTCAACCGGCGGCGGATACGGTGGCGCTCAAGATGCAACATCAATCGGCGGTAATGGCGGTTCAGGTGGTGGTGCTTCTAACTACGGAACAACATCATCAGGTGGAACAGGAATTTCAGGTCAAGGCTTTGCAGGTGGTTCATCTACCGGACAAGGCGGCGGCGGTGGTGGTGCTTCAGAAGTCGGAACTAATGGCAATAACAATGTCACGCCAAAACTTGCAGGCAACGGTGGTAACGGTTTAACTAGCACTATTACAGGAACTTCAGTCACTTACGCCGGCGGTGGTGGTGCTGGCATATATGACGGCGCGATAAACGGCTTAGGTGGAACCGGTGGTGGTGCTAACGGTGGCGCTGCTTTAACTACTGGTGATTCAGGAACAACAAACACAGGCGGCGGCGGTGGTGGTGCTGGTGCTTCTGCTGGTTCAAATGTATTAGGCGGAACCGGTGGCTCAGGCATTGTTATTCTTAAATACCCAGCAACTAAGACTCTTTCAATCCCTGGTGGATTAACTGCGTCTACTTCTACTTCTGGTGGATATAAGATTACGACATTTACAGCAGGAAC